TGCCGCGTCGGCGTCGCGCTTCAAGTGGATGAGGGCACATAATGAACGTCAGTCCAAGCCTCGATCAAGTGATGGTGAAGGTCCGCGCCTTCTTGCTGACGATCGTTCCGCCAGGCACTCCAGTAATCCGCGGTCCCATCAATCGCGTCGCTCAACCGGACGTCGATCACGTTATTTTCACCCCGATTATGCGGAAACGTTTGCGGACCAACCTGCATGTAGATGACCCAGATTATGAGGTCACGACTACCGAGGAGGGCACACGCCTAAGCGTTCAGTTTGATTTCTATGGGGAAAGTGCTGGAGACCAGTCCGCCGCAGCCGAAACTCTCTGGCGAGATGAGTATGGGTGCGACATATTGTCTCCGGAGGCCGTTCCGCTGTACACTGATACGACAAACATGGTGCCCTTGGTGACAGGGGAAGATCAGTTTTTAGAGCGGTATACTTTGACAGCGGCCCTCCAGTGGAATGTTCGCGTCACTAACCCGCAGCAATCCGCTATAGTGGCGGATGTCGAGCTGATAAACGTTGACGAGAGGTTTCCCCCAACATGAAATCGATTCCAGCTAGCGAGATTGTCCGGGTCGTTCCGAGCGTACTCGCGCCTGCGGGCACCGGTCTGTCATTGAACTCCGTGTTCATCTCTGAAGATGATGCGATCCCCAATGGCGACGTTTTGGAGTTTCCGAACCTCCAATCTGTAAAGAATTTCTTCGGCGCGACGAGCGATGAAGCGACGATGGCTGCGATCTATTTCGCGGGTTTCGAAGGTTCAACGATCCTGCCGACCACTCTGTTCTTCGCTCGATGGAATGCTGCCGATGCGCCTGCATACATCCGCAGCGGAACTCTTGCGCTAACGCTCGCCGAGCTACAAGCGATTTCCGGCACATTGATTCTGACGGTGGACGGCATTCCCGTTACGTCAGCATCGTTCAATCTGTCCACCGCGACGAGCTTTAGCAATGCGGCGACGTTGATCGAAGCGGCGGTTCAATCGGGCGGCGCGTACGCGACCGTCACATACGATTCGATTCGTGATGCATTCGTGATCGAGTCGGTAACGACCGGCGTCACGAGCACGATCACTTTCTGCACGGGCACTGCGGCTACCGATCTTAAGTTCACCGAAGCTACTGGCGCGGTGCTCTCTCAAGGTGCGGACGCATCTACGGCGACCGAGACCCTCGACGCTATTGTCGCCACGACCCAGAATTGGGCGCTGTTCACCACTGTGTTCCAAGCATCGGCCGATGAGATGCTGGCATTTGCCGATTGGGTGAATACGTCGAATGACCGCTACGGTTATGTGGGCTGGGACACCGATGCAGCTCCGACAGTATCCCCCAACGCAACGACGAGCTTCGGCTCTTTGACGATGGACTTCGATGGTGTCATTCCGGTATGGGCGGCAGATGTCGCTTCCGGCCAAGAGAAGGGCGCGTTCATTTGCGGCGTCACCGCCTCAATCAATTTCCTCCAGACTCAAGGCCGCATCACGTACGACTTCAAGCGCCAATCAGGCTTGACGGTTGACGTGACCGACGCCACCGTTGCGCAAAATCTGCTTGCGAACGGCTACAATTTCTACGGCAACTATGCGACCGCGAACGATTCGTTCAAGTGGTTGCAGAACGGCCAGATCTCCGGCACGTGGCTGTGGATCGATGAATATGTCAACCAGATCAAGCTGAACAGCGATCTGCAACTCGCATTCATGACCCTGCTTGGAAGCCAACTTTCAATCCCATACAACGCGCGCGGGTACAATCTGCTTCGCGCCGCGGCTGCGGACCCGATCAATGCGCATCTGAACTTCGGTTCAATCCAAGCGGGCGTACAACTTTCCGCGCTTCAGACTCAACAGATCGATACCCAAGCGGGAGTTCCTGGCGTTGGCCGTGCGGTATCCCAGCAAGGTTATTTCTTGCAGGTGAAGCCGGCGGACCCGAGCGTACGCGTTGCGCGCGGTTCGCCCCCGATGACCCTATGGTATGCTTCCGGCGGTTCGATCCAAAAGATCGATCTCGCAAGCATCGATGTTCTCTAAGAGGTGACGTGTGGATATTACGAGCGCAAATGCAGTTCTCACAATCGCGCCCCGCGCAGTGGGCCTAATCGGCTCGGGTGGAGCGTTCACGGTTGAAGGCTTCGCCAGCGACAGCGCATTCATGGCCGAAGATGTGGATGTCGCCGAAGCCCGCATGGGCGTCGATGGCAAACTCTCGGTTGGTTATACTCCGTACATCACGAAGCAAACAATCACATTGCAACCCGATAGTCCCTCTATCACGCTGTTCGAAGCAATCGTCGGCGCGCAGAACACATTGCGCCAACCGATCATTCTCGATGCGATCCTCTCGCTCCCTTCGGTAAGTCGGAATTATGTCTTCACGAAAGGCGCAATGACCCGATTGACTCCGTTTCCGCCAGGCAAGAAAGTCCTTGAACCGGTCAACTACGAAGTTAGCTGGGAGATAGTTGCAGGGGTGCCGCTCTAAGCGTAGAGTGCTCCCAGCTTTAACACTGGGAGCATGAATGCGTAAAGAGAAAGTAATTACGATCGACGTCGTTGGGCGCGATCGCGGCAAGATGTTCCGGCTCACTGAGATGCCGGCGGACCAAGGCGAGAAATGGGCGTTCCGCGCGCTCCTCGCGCTCTCTCGCGGCGGTATGAATCTTCCCTCGGGGATCTTCGACGCGGGCATGGCGGGGCTGGCCTCGGTCGTTCCTTACCTAGTCATCGTCGGCTTGCGGTCGCTTAACGCCGCGCAATGGAACGAACTCGAACCGTTGCTCGATGAGATGATGCTCTGCATCAAGTACCAGCCTCCCAGCGGCATGCCGGCGCAAGACCTCATCAACGGCACTAATGGACAGATCGAGGAAATCCGCACGCGCGTCGCATTGCGCCAGGATATCTTGGAACTGCATGTGGACCCTTCGCTCGCCGCCGTGCTCCAGAGTTCGGAACAGCCGTCCGAACCAGTAAAAGGACCGGCGGCCCCAACGGCTTAGTAAAGTTCGTGAATGTGCGGCCGATAATCGCCGCACTCATTTCGTCCGAGATGGCCACATTGTACGAACTCCAGACGGTGTATTCTGTAGTGGACGCTTACGATATGCTTGAAGTCCTAAACGTCAACAACTACAACGCGCTCATCCCGCGTCCGAAGGTGCGATAGTGTCCGGCACGATCATCGAACAGCTCACGACTAAACTTGGCCTCGATGTCAGCGACTTCAAAAAAGGCGTTGGCGAGGCCAAGAAGTCGATGGATGAACTCAAAGGCGGGGCGGAGGAATCCGGTAACGCACTTGGGAGCATGATTGGAGGTGGAGCTAAGAAGGCCACTGGCGGACTCGGCATGCTCGGTTCGATGCTCGGGAAAGGCGGCGTTATCGGAATGGGTGTTGGCGCCGCCATCTATTTCGGAAAGAAGCTCGATGATACGCTGTTCAAAGTAGCGGTAAGCCTGCGCCAAGTTTCAATCGAATCTAAAAATCTCGGTAAGACGTCGGCGGATATGCGCAATCTCCAGAATGCTTCGGAGATGGCCGGTGGCTCCCTAGAAGACGCGACACAAACCGTCGGCGACCTACAAAAATCTCTTTTCAATCTCCGCTTCAACGGGCAGGTCTCGGATCAGATCGTGATGCTGTCTCGACTCGGTGTGCAGTTTCAAGATTCGTATGGCCGCGCTCGCGATTTCAATGACGTGATGCTTGATACGGCAGATGCGCTGGAGAAGGCGCAAAAGAGCGGACAGATGACCCGGCCCGAAGCCGCGATCTTCGCTGCGCAAGCTGGGTTCAGTGGCGGCATGCAACAGCTCGTATTGGAGGGCCGAAGCGGCGTTGAAGCCGAACTCGCCAAGCAACGAGCGCGTACGCAGATTACCGCCGGCATGACCGGGAACGCGACTGAATGGTATCGCGCCAGCGTGAGCCTCGCCCAAGCGACGGAAGCTGAACTGGGCAATAAGGGCGTCGCTACGGTGGGCCATGCACGCGCCGTCACCGATGAGAAAATTGAGAATGCTGGCAAGTACACGATGGATCTTCTCTCCGCAACCGGAGACAAACTGACCTCGGCCGTCAATCGGCTCACGGATTACCTAAGTTCACTATTCGGTTCGAAGTCCGCTGCCGCATCGCCGGCTGCGCAAACAAGCGGCGTCGCGGGCCGTGGCGGCTCGCAGATGGTGGGCGCTAACGCGTGGGCCTCCACGATCCGTGCCGCTGCGAAGCGCAATGGCGTTCCTGAAGAGATCTTGAACGGCATCATACGTACGGAAAGCGGATACGACCCTCGCGCTGTGGTCGCGAAGACCGGCGCCGTCGGGATAGCTCAGATTCTTCCTTCCACCGGCAAAGATCTGGGAATCGTTCCCGGCCAAAATGCGGCGGTGGACATCGATGCCGCTGCCCGTTATATGAAGCAGCTCCATGACCAAGCAATTTCCTCTGGATACGCTACAGGTGGCATCATGCCGTGGGTCGTAGCCACGAGCGCGTACCATGCGGGTATGGGCAACGTGCGCAGCGGGAACAATATCGGCCCCGAGAGTCTTGCATACCCCGGCAAAGTGATGCAGGGGCTCCCCGGGTTCGAGGAGGCCGCTGCCGGGTTCCGCCCAGGCGTCGGGGGCGGCGGAGTCACCAACGACGTCCAGATCGATCAGATCACGGTTAACACGCAGGCGACCGATGCGGATGGGATCGCCGGTGCGATTGGGAATGCCACCCAGCGCAAACTGCTCGCCGCTCAAGCTGAAGGAGGCATTCAGTAATGCCGACCATCCCATATCCGAACGTACCAAACGTTCCGGGCGTGCCGCAGCTACTGCGTAAGCTCCCATCGGCTCCGCCTACGATCGTATCGACGGTGGCGGGGCTAGCTTCGCTCGCGCGGGCGTTCCTCTCCAAAAGCCAATGGGGTATTTTCAAACATACCGAACCGACGAAAGGGGAGGCGACTCGCACTTCAGATGGGACGCTCATGCTGCCCGCCATCATCGTGACCGCGAAGCGGCTCCCTTCAGTCACGCCGGACAGCTATCTCGATTTCGATCACAATCAGGAATGGAGCGTGACGACGGCTCCGACTCAACAAGGTGCGTTCGCTGACTTCAATCGCGTCGCGAGTCCGTTTGAGATCAAGTTGCGGATGACGAAAGGCGGCACACTCTCGGAGCGGAAAGAGTTCTTGCAACAGATCGAGGACCTCGGCACGACCCAGCTCTACGACATCTTCACGCCCGAGAAGACTTATCTAAATTGCAACTTCACGCGCTCCGAGATTTCTCGTCGGGGCGAGAAGGGAGCCTATTGGTTGAACATGGTGGATGTATTTTTCCGTGAGATTCGCCCCGTGGTCGCGACGTACACGAAGACGACGATTGCGAACCCGGCCAGTCCGAATGCCTCGCAGCAACAGAATAACGGTACGCAGCAAGGAATCGCGTCGACTGCGACTCCCCCGCCATCGGTGACGCAATGATCCAAGTCCCACTCTCCGCTGTTCCAAGTCAGAGTTTTTCGATTCGACTCGGTGGTCAGCCGTGCCAAATCGCATTGCGACAGAATGGGTCATTTCTGTATTTCACCCTGCTCGTGAACAATACGCCGATCGTGACTTATCGATTGTGCCAAAACCGGCAGCGGATCTTAATCGATGCGAAGTATAAACTTTTTGTCGGGGACTTCATGTTCGTCGATCAATCCACGGCTGACGAGGCTCCGTTTTATACGGGACTGAATAGCCGATGGCTTCTCTACTATCTGAGCGACGATGAATAGCTTTACCGTCAAACGCCTTCGGGTGACGCTGATCCTAGCGGAAGAGGCGAATATCTCGTTCACCTCGACTGGCGACAACACGCTCATCCTTACGGATAACCGCATCTCCGCTCGCGTGCAGTCGAATGCGCGGCAAGCTACTCAGATGTCGGTAAAGATCTGGGGCATGACCTTGGCTGATATGGATGCGATGACCGCAGCGTGGATAGATCCCAATGCGATCCGCAACAACCTCGTTACGCTTGAGGCCGATGACGGCAATGGATTCCGCCCAGTATTCCAAGGAACGATCCTTGAGGCGCAGCCGGATTTCAAATCCGCTCCGGACGTGCCGTTTCAAATTCTCGCAACGATCCGCTACTTTCAACAGATCCAGATCGTCGAACCGTTGAGCTACAAAGGCGACGTCGATATTGCGGTGCTCGGGCGGTATCTCGCGCAACAGCTCGGCATGAACTACGAACAAAGTCCCGATGTGAAAGCGACGCTCACCGATCCGTATTTCCCAGGCTCTCTTTGGAATCAGTTGTACAACGTATGCCGAGCGGCGCGCGTCGATTACTATTTCCAAGGCGACAAGCTCGTGATCGCACCGATCTCGCAGCCGTTCAATGCACAGCCAGCGGTTGTGCTCTCCCCGAGTACGGGCCTTCTCGGCTATCCAGTCTATTCCCGGCGGGGCCTCGGAGTGAACGCGATTTTCGATCCGGCGTTCCTCTGCGGGACGGCGATCGAGATCCAGGATAGTTTGGTCAAAGGTGCCAATGGCCGATGGTTCCCCTACTCGATCGAGCATTCGCTTGAAGCGAATCTGCCAAATGGCAAGTGGAATAGCGCCCTCAACTGCTTACGGTCCGGACTATGAGCGAATCGGTCTCTCAACAACGGGCGTCCGACTCGGCTACCGACTTCGCTCTCCTTCAGTTCATTATCTCGCAATACGTCGCGCAGATGGCCACGGCCACGCTTGTCCGGGTCATCTCCTGCACGAATTCGGGCGGCCTTTCCCCGTGGGGGATGGTTGACGTGCAGCCAGTCATTAGCCAGCTCGCTGGGGACAATACGGCGGTCCAGCATCAACGCATCTTCCGCCTCCCCTATTGCCGCATACAGGGCGGTAAGAACGCTGTGATCATCGATCCGGAGGCTGGAGACCTAGGAGCCGCCATATTCGCTGCACGCGATATTAGCGCCCTGAAGCAGCAGGAAGCGATCGATCAGGTCGCGGCCGGTGACATCCGAGGGGTCCCCCCATCAAGTGACCGCCAATTCAGCATGGCAGACGGGCTATACTTGGGGGGCTTCCTGAATGCCGTCCCGGAACAATTTGTTCGGTTCAGCACGGACGGGATCGAGGTCGTATCGCCTACGAAGATCCGTCTCGCGGCGCCGACGATCGAGATCGCGGCTACCGGAAGCGTCAGCGTGACAGCGACCAGCTCGGTTACGGTCGATTCACCGACGAACGATATTAAGGGCGGTGGCACGAAGATCGACAATAAGACCTTCTTGACGCACACCCATTCCGGCGTCCAAACGGGCACTGGCAATTCTGGACCGGTATCATGAAGACTGCACTACTCGACAATACGGCTTGGGATTTGGTGCTCGATGCGGCCGGCGATCTCGCCATCGCGACGGAGCCCTACCAGTTTGCCCAAGATGTCGCGAGTGCGATCCGTTTGTTCCTCGGCGAACTTTGGTACGATACCACCAAGGGCGTCCCCTACATGACGGACATTCTCGGGCACAATCCGCCGATCACCTATTTCCAAGCTCTCATGGAGCAAGCGGCATTTACGGTGCCGGGAGTGGACACGGCGGTCTGCACGATTTCGGAGCTTCAAGACCGCACCATTACCGGTGAGGTCCGATTCACTACCCTCACTGGCCAGACAGGCACTGTGACCATAGGCGCGCAATGAGTACCAACGTACCAAAAATTGTATTCACTCCCACGGGACTCACCGTCCCGCCAGAGTCGGCGATCCTCGACGGCGTGTTGACGGATTGGGACGAGGCATTCGGCGGAGGGATGAATAAAGCCCTCGAAACTCCCCAAGGTCAGATCTGTAGCTCAGAAGCAGCGATCATCGCGGACTGCAATGCCGTCATGGCGGAGCTTGTGAACCAGATCGATCCGGACACCGCGTCGGGATTCATGCAGGATGCAATCGCGCGAATTTACTTCATCGATCGTATCCCAGGCGCTCCAACTGTCGTTGAGTGCAGCGTCACTGGCGCATTCGGGACGGTCATCACAATCGGTGCCCAAGCGCAGGATACGAGCGGCAATATCTACGTTTCTTTGCAACAGGTAACGATCCCGATCGGCGGGACTACTACCTGCCAGTTCGCCAACACTGCGGATGGCCCTACTCCGTGTCCGGCGAATACGTTAAATCGGATCTATCGCGCGATCCCCGGATGGGATGCGATCAACAACGCTTTGCCGGGGATTCTCGGACAAGATGTCGAAACGCAAGCTGCGTTCGCGTATCGCCGCGCCCAATCTGTTGCGCTCAATGCGCAGGGATCATTGCAGGCGGTCTACGCGGCGGTTTTTGACGTTGACAATGTGGACGATGTTTTCGTGTTCGAGAATTTCACGAATGCGCCGATCATGGTTGGATCGACGGACTTTGTAATGAGCCCGCACTCCCTGCTTGTATCTGTCGTCGGTGGAACCGATACGGATGTGGCGAATGCGATCTTCACGAAGAAGTCCCCCGGGTGCGACATGAACGGCAATACCCCTGTGACCGTGACGGATACGAGCGGCTACGATCCGCCGTTTCCGGAATATCCAATTACCTTCGAACGGCCAGATCCCCTGCCGATTCTATTCGAGGTGAACATTACGGACAGCGACAGCCTGCCGAGCAACATCACCGATCTCGTGAAGGCGGCGATCATCGATACGTTCAACGGCACGACGGTCGGCAGTACCCGAGTTCGTATTGGCTCTCTCCTACTCGCATCAAAGTTCTATCGGGGCATTCTGGATATCGGCCCGGAGGTCTCTTTATTGTCCGTTTTCGTCGGTACGATGACGGCGGACCAAACATCTATTCTGATCGGTGTCGATCAGGCACCTACGGTTCAAGCATCGGATATCGTTGTTAACCTCGTATGATCGACTTCGGCCGAACCATCGTCTCGCAGTACGGAGCATCACCGACGATCCAAGCGATCATCGAGTCGATGAACGACAGCATTGACCCGCGCGTTAACGTTGCAGAGTTTCAAGAGAAAATCTGGGATGTGGATACCGCGGTGGGCCGGGGGCTTGATATCTGGGGCAAGATTGTTGGTGTGTCGCGGTTACTCAAGATCCCGGCGAATCTCAATACGTTTGGGTTCAGCAATTCATCGATCCCGCAGGATTGGCGCCCATTCGGCCACGGCACGTTCTACACCGGTAACGCGACGTCGCAGACCTATCTCCTGCCCGATGATGCCTATCGAACCTTGATTTTGACGAAGGCGTTGGCGAACATCGTCCGGACCACATCGCCAGCGATAAATGCTCTGTTGCGTAACCTCTTTCCCGGCCGGGGACGGGCCTATGTCATTGATTCCGGATCGATGACGATGCGTTTCGTTTTCGAGTTCGACTTATCGCTGGTAGAATATGCCATATTGACACAATCAGGAGTGCTGCCCCATCCAACGGGTGTGCGGTACTCTGTAACTGTTATCCCGACAGGGGGCACATTCGGCTTTGAGGAACAGGACGCGCTGCCGTTCAATGACGGCACGTTTAATATGCCCCCTCCCTTTTGACTTGGACTGAACTATGTCGATTCCATCTACAGTGTTTCTCCCACAACCGTTCGCGACCAATGCGGGTGCGCCGTACAAGAATTCGATTCCCGATACGGGTGGAGTCGGCCCCGAGGCCACGTGGAATCTGGGGTTCCCGCCGATCACGATGCAGGAAGAAGTTAGCGGCGGTCTTCCGCCGTTAGGCCAAGACTTCAACGGCATTCTGTACGCGCTCAGCACTCATATCTTCGCGCAGCAAGCGGGGCAGTTGTATCGTTTCAGCTCCGCAGTCTCGACAGCTATCGGCGGGTACCCATTGGGCACCGCGTTGGAGAGCACCGACGGAACGACGGTATGGTTCAACATCCTGGCGGCCAACACGAACGATCCCGACGCGGAAGGCGCGGGCTGGGTACCGATGTTCAATTACGGGTTCACCACGAAAACAGGATTGACCGGAGGCATCGTCACGCTCACGCGCGCCGAATCCCGCCGAGGCGTAATCGTTCTTTCTGGCGCACTCGCTAGCAATCTGCAAATCGTGTTGCCGACGACACTCCAAAATTGGTTGATCGCGAATTTGACGACTGGCGCTTTTGCGACGACGGTGAGAACCGCAGCTCAGCCGGTCGGCGTCTCCGTGCCTCAAGGCGGGTATGCGGCCCCCGTCGGCGTGTACAGTGATGGAACGAACATCAATCCGACCGTCGCACCGTTGGGCATTCCGATCGATCAAGCGGCCACGCCACTCACGATCGCGCAACGGACAAACGCGGGCTATCTGCTTGCCACCTATTTCAACCAATCAAGCGCACTGGAGGCTCCGACAATCGGCGCCGTGTTCGTGCAGAACGTCGCCGCTGACGGATTTCTGCGGAAGATCTCTTTAGCGAATTTCTTGACGCAGATCTTTGCTAGCGCCGCTTTGACTGGATTGCCAACGGCTCCCACCCAAGCGATCGGTTCGAACGATACGAAGATCGCTACGGACGAGTACGCCGATCGCGCCACGTTAGGCGGCATCGGCGCAACTTGGACCAATTTTACTGTGGGTGCCGGCCGAGATTTCGGTACTCCATACGTAAATACGACGGGGCGTCCTATTGAAGTTATCGTCAGCGTACAGGCAGCGGCGGGTGGCGTGACTTATCAACCGACAGTTCAAGGAGTGGCTATTTCGGCAACTTCCATCATTTCTACGGGAGCCATCACCCCGACGACTTTTACCGTTCCGGCGGGGGCTACCTACCAAGTGGACATCCTTGTGGGAAGCTATTCCGTGGCTGGATGGCGTGAACTTATATAGGAAACTAACATGTCTCTTCCGTATCCTCCAAGTCTATCCGTGCCCTTCGGCCGCAGCGCCATTGCGCCGTACATTCGCGTTGTTCCCGTTGCTTCTCAAATCGGAATCGAGAATGGCGCCGCGTCGTGGGACACAGGTTTTGTTCCTCTCAACATGACGTTGAAGACCGCCGGGGGCGTAGCTCCTTTCGGTTCGGATACGAACGGAGTCCTAAACTACATCTCCGCCAATCTCGTATGGCTCATGGGCGGCGGAGGCGTTAAGTTCAATGCTGATTTCGTCACGAATTGGACTGGGTATCCGGTCGGCGCGATTTTACAAAGCGCAGTTGACCTGAAGACTTTCTTCTACAATTCGCTCGCCAACAATCCGAACGATCCTGACTCGGTAACAACCGGCTGGATTCCGTTCTATCCGCTCGGTAATCCGACAGGACTCGCTGCCAGCTCTCCCGCTCCCGGTACGTACAACGATGTAGTGGTGGCTGCCACGACTGGATTTGTTGATGTGGATACGACCGGAGGGGATGTCACATTCACAGGAATGACTGCCGGCGCCAACGGGCAGCTTGTGAAAGTGTCCAATACCGGCCCGAATCTGCTGAACCTGAATTCGCTCGATGGTGGGTCGTTGGCGGCAAACCAATATCGCTTGCCAGCGAGCCTGTCGTTCACGCAATATGGCGGCCAGTCGTTCCGGTATTCAACCGTTGCGGCGCTCTGGATTCCAGTTTAAGAGGCACTCATGCGTAAAATTTCCAGTTTCCTGATTTCGTTTCTCCTGGCCGTCTCCGCCCATGCGGGGACGTTCAATCTGTTTTCGCCCGCTACCGGAGTACTCAAAGGCAGTTCATCTACCTACGTCACAACCGCTGCGGCATATGGGGACATCACGACCTTATGGAGTGGAACGTGCAACAGCGGCACTTTCCTGCGCGCTGACGGCACATGCCAAGCAGTAAGCACAGGAACGGTCACAAGCGTTGCTTTAACTGTCCCTTCTGGCTTCAGTGTAACCGGATCTCCAATCACAACGAGCGGCACGCTGGATATTACCGGGACGCTGAACGTATCGGCAGGCGGCACAGGAGCGGGCACGTTGACCGGTCCGTTAAAAGGCAACGGAACAAGTGCATTCACCGCAGCAGTTGCGGCCGACATTGTTTCTCTTTGGACCGGCACTTGCGTTTCATCGACCGATTTTCTAGCGGCGAACGGAACCTGCAATACGGCAGGGGGCGGCGCGAGCGGTGCGAATCCGACAGCCACGATCGGGCTAACGGCGGTCAATGGGGGAGCCAGTACGTTTCTTCGGTCCGATGGTGCTCTAGCCCTATCGCAGGCAATTGCTCCTACCTGGTCCGCGCAACACATTTTTGGCCTTTCAGGTTCACTCGCTACGCCCAGCGTCGTGTTCAGTTCGAGTCGGCCTTCATTTCAATTGAATGAAACGGACGCGTCATCGAATAAGAAAAATTGGTTTTTCGAAGCGAACGGCGGGCAGTTCACCGGGTACATTGAAAACGATGCGGGGAATTCTGCAATCGCGTGGATTACAGTATCCCGCACTGCGACGACTAGTGTCGATAGTGTGAATTTCACGGCTACCCAACTACAAGCGAATGGATTGCCAGTTTATCCGCCGATCAACTGCACCACTGCATGCGATATCTCCACAATGGCAGTAGGCCAAACAGCCTACGTGTATAAAGCTGCCGACACATCACGTTCGAGCAACAACACTCTCTCAGATGATCCGGATCTTAAAGTTACGAATGCGGTCAGCGGCGCAGCGTATAACATAAGCGTCAATTTGCGTTGGACGATGGGAAGTGGTGCGGGCGGATTCAAATTCGGTCCGGTTAGTTCAGTAACGATCACCGGCGGGAGTGCCGGATATGACAGCGCATCGTTCTACACCGGAACCGGTTCGGGTTGTGGTTGGGCGGGAGTTGTCGGAAACATTGGCATCTACACTACTTCGACAGCGATCAACACGTGCACTCCAGGAGCGGCGACCGACGGTAACGTATCCGTACTCGCTCCTATGCGCTGGATGCCGACAGCAGCGACCGGCACATTCAGCATCCAATGGGCACAGGACACGTCCAACGGTACGGCGACCGTGATGAAAGCGGGATCAAACTTGACCGTGACCCGAATCAACTAACATAGACTTTCTCAAATCATGGAAAACAGTGACATCTATTTTGCGATCGGCAAGCTGACCGGAGAAGTTCATTCTCAGCGCACCGAAATTGCCGCACTTCGCGTCGATGTGCGGAAGCTCGTCGAGGGCGATACGCTCGCTCGCGGCGGGAAGAAAATGCTCTACAAAGTGGGGGCGGTATGCTCCACATGTGGTGCCGGTCTTGTGTGGGCATTCGAGCACGCACTTAAGGCGCTCACGTGAACTACGGAATCGATCCGGCACAATTACGGCAGTATGTCGTTGTTCCCGTGCTCGATCAGCTTGGTCTGCTCAGCGATACTGCGGTTAACCTCGTGCTCGGCACAGCGATGCATGAGAGCCACCTCACGTATCTGCATCAAATCGGGGGACCGGCGCTCGGTCTCTGGCAGATGGAGCCGTTCACACACGACGATTGCTGGAGCAACTTCTTATTTTTCCGCACCGATCTCGCTGCGATTATTCGATCGATCGCTGGCTCTCAAAAACCCGCGGCAGAAGATATGATCGGCGATCTCAGATATGCCTGCGCGATGGCGCGTATCCGCTATCGTCGGGTGCCGGGTGGATTGCCACTCAATACGCCGAAAGCGCTCACTGCGTATTGGAAACAGTACTACAACACTCCGCTCGGCAAAGGGACGATTGAGCAAGCATTGCCGCATTTCGCGGCGGCATGCGCGTTGGCTCTGGTCTAACTCTTTCCGTTGCTGTCAGATAGTTAACGGTAATTCAGCGCTGGCGCATTCGACGAAATCAAAACCAATCCATTTTGGCCCGATCTCGGCTGTACTCTCAGCGTGTTTCTTAGCAATAACAATTGCAGCGTCCGGGTCTAAGGCTTGCACTAGAACTGTCACTTCAACGTATCTTTGCTTTGCTTTTTTCCACTCAGCCCAGCATCGAATTTTAACTTTCCAGAATCTCACTGACTCTCCCGTCCATTGAAAAATCGCCAATATAATTTTTTCCACCATGGCAGAGATGGGCATTTGCGTATGTGAGACGGCGGCGGTTGATCTTCATCATCGACCATTTTGCATCCGCAATATGGGCAAGTCATCTCCATATAACTTGCATTTGATCCCCAAGTCATACGGCCTCCTTGCATTTGCTATTTACTAGTAGAACGCTAATAGCGACGCGTTTGCTAGGTCTGCGATTAGCACCACGACCGCGATGCGGATTCTTGTCACACCAAATAGATGAGCCGGTAGTACTGTCGTAGGTTCGGCCACACCATTTGCACTTGCGAGTCATGGCTGTTCCCCGTTTGCACGAATCCACGCTAAGCACTGTTCGTGAGTACCGGTATAAGTTTGACTCCATAGGCGTGCGGTCCATGTGCCATTAGAATTTTCCCAGAAATCAATTACCTTCATGACTTCCTCTTGCGCTGTCAGATGCTCGCAA